ATATCCTACCTTCTGACTGCGCTCTTAGCATTTCGGTGGCGTAGTAGCTGCCCTCAACGTGGATGCGGAAGTCACCTTCCCAAACGTGCGGATAGATATCTGGTCGTTTCTCTTTGTCCTCAAGGCGAGATTGCTGCAACACCGAGGGAAACCAAGGATTATCTCTCCAGTTCATCTCAGCACACTTCATATCGTCTGGCGGCGTTTCCCTGAACCTTTTGTGAGTAGCTGACTGCTTGCTCTCAGGATTCCAAGTAACCCATATCTCTGAGTCATGTTCACGGACAGTTGGTATAAGCTTCTGCCATGCGCTCTCAGACACGTTCTCAGCCTCATCCACCCAGCATATCAATATCCTGCTGCGGCTCTTGAGCGAGTCTACATTACGTCTAAGGCCAGCGAATGAGTAGTTGATTCTGCCATCCTTGCTACGGATATATCTTTCGCCAACCTCGTAATAATTCTTGAGCCAGTCAACAGATGATATGGCAGCCTTGACTTCTTCTAGGGATGATTCATCAAGTGAATTCAGGTGTTCCCTAGCGCAAAGGACAATACCTTCCTTGCCAGCCTTGCCCCACTGATATCCTCGGACCGCAGTCATTAAGGCAAAGGTTCTTGTCTTTCCTGATCCCCTTCCGCCAAAGCTTGCTCGATAACGAGCCTCGCCCTCAAAGACTGGCCGGAGCTTGTCGGGTAGTTTAATGGATGCCGATTTCTGGTTCGTCATCTTCGTGATGTGCTGCTACGCCTTGAAGGACTACATGAGTTGGTGCTAGTGAGCCATCAGAGGTCATATGCTGCTCGGTTTTCTCAGACATACCATGATTCGCGCTAAACAACATCTTGGCAATCTGGGCGTTGTACTCGCCGTTCAGGGAGCCATTCATAAGGGCCAGCTTCTGCTGGGTTTTGACTCTCTCTAATGCCACAGAGAATTCATCATGTTTGTTGCCCCAATCATTGAGAGTGGTTACATTAGTCCCTAATAGGATAGCAAGCCTTTCTATAGTTGGTATAGCATCACCTAGCTCCATCCATCCGCCATCAGCGTAGTCAAATGCTTGTTCAACATATTCTTCTAGGTAGCTGCTTGGTCTGCCCCTGGGCAGTTTCTCTGCTGTAAAAGTCATCTTTGTCTCACGATTGAGTTTTCATTGTCTGCTTCAGAAAAGCTAAATCCATAGCCGTCACGTTCTATTATCCTTATGAGCTTCATTATCTGCTCAAACAGGACAGGGTTGTCAACCGGATACCCGTTTTTCTCTAGGAGATATTTGATCTCCATTCTTGTCAGGGGAGCTATGTCCATTACTGGATTCTACACCCGTTTGTTTAGATTTGCTAAAAATCTTGTCCCAGTTTTTCGAAAATGCTTGAGATGAAACTTTTCTTGGCCTTTGCACACTGCCTTTGCTCATATTCACTCCTAACCTTTTGCGATAGATCTACATCCCATGCAGGTTCATTCTCATGCCCACGCGCATACTCTGGGTGGGATCTACAATTAACACACTTCTTTGCCTGCGCTGTTAATCGCATATTGATATCTGTTTCACCGCATACAATGCATCCCCAGCTCATAACTAGACACCATTGATAATTGTGGCAATAGATGCGTAAAAAAACATGACAATAAACATTATCAGCATTACCTTGCCAATCATCAATTCTTGCCTACGTTCTTCTTGTGTTTTTTGTCTTTTCATTTTTTCCACCTTGATAATCAGGGGCATCCTTGCCCCATCTTACCACTTGGATTAGTAACCTGCCTCATATTTTGCCAAAGTCATTGGATCTGGGCGAGTATCAATTGAGTTCTCATAGATTTCCAAAATCAGGTCTTGGTCTTGGTCAACAAAGTATTTAGCATAGTTACATAGTGCCTGATTAACCCTAATTTTACCTTGGTCACCTGAATCTCGAAACTTAACCCAATTCAGAATGTCAGCAGATAGTAACTCATCGCCATTGATAGCCTCATTCAAAACTTCACCTGCTCCAAATTTGCGCTCAAGACTCATCCATACTAAAGACAATGCGTAATCAGATGGGTCATATTCTCCCTGTCTAATAAACTCAAAAATAGAATCTTCGTAAATTGATGTTAATTCTTTCATTGTCATTGTCTCCAAGTTATTAAAATGTCCAACCAAATAGGGCGTAATCAAATAGTGCGACAAGCCCAACAACCCATGTCAATACTATCCAGTGCTTCTATTCTATTGTCAATAATGCTATAGACTTCGTCATAAGTTATCACATAGTCTAGCTTGTTAGGTTTCATTTTATATTCCATCCTGTATGTTGTTTAACAATGTCTGTCAAGAGCTGGTTTAGTTCTGACCTTGCTGCTGCCTCTCCTGACCTCGCTGCTGACCATGCTGCTACATCTGCTGCTGACCTCGCTGCTGACCATGCTGCTGCATCTGCTGCTGACCTTGCTGCTGCCTCTCCTGACCTCGCTGCTGACCATGCTGCTGCATCTGCTGCTGACCTCGCTGCTGACTGTAAAGACTTTTCACCAGTGTTTAAATAATTAACTATTAAAACATAGTCTTTATTAGAGCAATAAGGTCTAATTAGCTCTATATTAATCAATGCAGCCTTTCTAGCAAACTCCCTAAATAGTTTATCAGCATCTATTCTAGCTAAATACTTCCTATAACTAGCACAAAGCTTATCATGCCCTTCTAAGATGTCACCAGATAACTCAACAAGGTATAATTGACTGCCTGGAGCATAGCTTAAAGCATCTATAAGCCTTTTAGAAGCGTGTAAACCGTTACTGCATAGGCTTAGTTTACCTTCAAAGGTATGTGTAGAGCCTACTCTTATCTTTCTATTATCATCATATCTTAGCTTCTTATTATCCTTAGCAAAGTAAAAGGCTTGTATAGTTTTCTGTTTAGTCTGTTTAGTTTTCATTTTATACACTCCCGATTGCCAAAATAAACCAGATTAAGGTAAACACTACAGGCGCTGCTAGAACGCCTCCAATGACTGCTAAAACTAACTGGTAGGCTATTTTATCGTTGCTTAGAAACGCTCTCCTGCGCTCCTGCGCTCTCCTTAATTGTGACCTTCTGCGCTTTGTAGCTTGTATCATTGTTATGTCTCCAAGTTGGGTCAGCCCTTGCTAACCATGTAAACATTATCGTTTATTGGTTGGGTGATGTCAACACTTTTGTTTAACTTTTTTTAATTATTTTCTGGTGGTTTTTTTTGAAAACTTGATTAATGCAGCATTTGCCCAGGCTTGAGCTTCTGGGAGTAAAGGTTGCGAGAGGTTGATATTGATGGATCTTGGCCATACTCCAAATCTTTCCTTGTACTTGTGGGCCGCCCATCCATCCTTAAATCCCCATTGCCTTGAAAGCTTTAAAAGGCTTGAATAAAATTTGCCCATATAAATTCTATCCTCTGGCGTTGCCCTTTTGCCGGATATCCTAACTAGCATCTCTTGGGTGCTAGTAAGCTCTTTCTTTATCTCGAACTCGAAACCACATACGCACTTGATGCCCGTCATTATTCGTTGACACTCTGGGCATTCGTTAGGCTCTTTTTCTTTTTTCTCTTTTAGCTGGTTCTTCTCAACAAATTTCTTCTCATTGGTACTCAGCTCGCTTGGGACCATCCACTCGACTAGCCCATGCCTTTTCCCAACATTGCCGGAGTGATCTAAGTAGACTGCGTATTCCTTGCCAGGAGCTATCCGCATTATTCTCCCAGCGCGTTGCTGGAATAAAATTTTTGACCTCGTCGGGTAGCAATCAATCATGCAGCTTGTTGTTGGAGAATCATATCCAACTGAAAGCAGTTGTGAGCATGACAATATTTTAATCTTGCCCTCATCATGCTGCTTGAAAAGCTTTAGCCTCCTAGGGATATCTGTATATCCATCAATGTGTGCAGCAGGTATTCCATTGGCCTTGAACATTTTCACAAGGTACTTGGAGTGGGCGATACTTGGCGAAAAAGCAATAGTCTGGCGGTTCTCCCCGTATTTTATCCAATTCTCAATGATTGAGCCTGTCAGCATATCCTTGTTTTCATCTGTCCGCTTCTTCAGATGTTTGGGGTCAAAGTCAGAGCCACCAGTTTTCATGCTGCTTGTCCTTAAAGCTACCGTATTGATGTGCTTGCCCCCATAATAGGTAACTGGTGTAAGGTAGCCTTGCTCTAGCAGTTCCTCGGTGGTGGCTGGTATTAACAGGTCATCATAGGTCAGCCCCAATCCTTTACTATAAGGCGTTGCTGATAGGCCAATAATCTTAGCCTTTGGATATGTGTCCAGAATCTTCTGCACACCCTTATAAACTGTGTGGCATTCATCGACAATGATAAGCTGTGGGTCAGGGTCATAGCCATTCTTCATGCGCATCAAAAGAGTTTGAGCCGAAGCAACCTGAATCGGTGCAGCGTAATCAGTATCAGGGTGGTCGCTCTGCAACACTCCGGTCCAGATATCCCAATCTCGAAAAGCATCAAGCGTCTGGTCCACAAGCTTGATCCTGTCGCAAATGAAAAGCCCTCGGTTGCCCTTGTCTTGACAGCCTTTCATCAGGTATGCGGCCAGATGCGTTTTCCCGAATGCGCATGGAGCTGCAACTATTGGGCGTTTATGGCCAGACTGGAAAGATGCCTTGAGCATCTCAACAGCCTTTTCTTGGTGAGGTCTAAGCTTCATAGCATACCCACCTGAGCAATAATTAGTTCGGACCAAGTAACGCTTTTCTGAGCATACTTGTCGAAGATGGATTTTATATACTCAGTGCCTTGAGCTTTATCGAATATTGAGCTTATTGAAACGTATTCCATCATCGCAAGCTTGTCCTCGTAGCTTGCCGGCTTCAGAAGTCGGTCATAGGTCTGCTGAAATTTTTCGCTATCCCTACGCAGAATTGGTACGCCAATGGTTAGCTTACATTCGTTCCTCGCATGATGCCCATCGCCACCATAAAGCTGCTTTGCAATAATATCGTACATCAGATAAAACAACCGATTTTGCGGAATTGTTCTGTGAGCTGGTAAAAGCTCAACCACAAATGGCTTCTTCTGCTCTTTCAAAGCGTCAATCAGAAAGTTTAGGCTTTCTTCGTTTTTTACTGTCCACGTTTGCATCTTCATCTCCAGAATTTTTTGTTGCATCTGGATTAAGCCTGCTCCGCCAAGTCATCTCTGTTTCCCCGCTGGGCAAGGAAGTAATCTTCCCGCCCTTGTTGAGGTAGGCCGCAATATCAGAAGCAAGCTGGTCCAGATGTTTTTGTTTTTTATTTGTCAAGGTTCAGCATCTCTTGTAAAGATAGCTCAAAAAAATGAGCCAAGCTGATAGCAACATTTATTTTGCAGTCGGTATTGTTCCTAAACCTAGAGACTTGCTGGGGAGTAGTACCCAGCGCATCACCTATCTGCTTGTTGGTATATCTGCGCATAGCCTGTGCAGCCCTGACGCATTTACCAAAGTCTACATTAGAATGCGGCATCATCAAAATCCTCGTTCAAGTTTGGAGTTGGTTGCTGCTTGGGAGCATCTTTTGGTGTCACTCTGAAAGATAGTGCTGGTGCTTTGGGGTTTTCTTTGTCACCACGCCAAGCTGAAAACCAATAATCTTTGCCATCAACTGTTATCGCGCCAGTATAATCTGGATGCTTGTCTGTTGTTTTGCGGTCATTTTTCCAAATTGCACCTTGGTTGTTGTTATCATAATTCGTCATTTTTATTTTCCTCTATTGTGTAGGTGGGTGAGTTTTTAACATCTTGCAAAATCAGGTTTAGCTGGTTTTGAAAAATTTCTATCGCATCGACATATCCAGTTTTGTATATGGTTTGTAATTCTAAAGGCTCTTTCTCAAGCTCTTTGCCATACTTGTCTTTGTACCTCATGCTGAATATAGTCATGTAGCTCATACTTTGTACTCCTCTGCCAGCTTCTGAACTTTCTGCACCATGTCGTAAGTTAGTGCGCCAAGTTTTGCGATGAAATCTTCATCACGCTCGACCTTAATCAGTAATGGCACAAAGTCAGGATGAAAGGCGAAGAAATACCCGTGGTCAGCTTCGGTAATGTATAGCTGGCCCTGAACCTGGGGCTTGTACTTAGGTGGCAAAATACCATCTCTTAGATACTCAACCATCGTGTTCGCCATTGGGCATTTGATTTCAAGAATAGCTACTTTTCCGTCAGGGAGGTCAATAATCCCATCAGGCGAACAGCCAATCTCCAGCTTGTCCAGCTTACAGAAGCCTATCTCTGAAACAGCATAGTCGGTAATAAACTCAAAGTTTTCCCTAGCCATTGGCTCCAGCTCAGTACCGCGTTTCATTGCTTCGGTTTCATGCACATAGGCTTGCTGCTGCGTTACTTTCTCAGCCACTAGCTCGTTGATATAAGAATCAACCTGCTTGCTTGCCTGACCTGTTGGCGTGATTATCCTGTGAAACTGGCTTGCAGAAGGTACGCCAAGTCTATCAGCGTACCATTCTGGGCTTCTCTGCTCATGTTTAGATATTCGCATTAGCTTTCTCCACCTTCATCTCAATCATCTGCAATGCTCGGACATACTCAGGCTCGGTGAATTCTTCAAGCGAACCTTTTTTGAATGCCTTGAGGAACTTTTCAATGTCTGAATCCGATTCTTCCAAAGCATCGTATAAAGAATCGACCTGTGTCTGAGTTATCAGCTTTGGTGCTTCCTGTTTTACATCAATAGTATCTTCACCAGCATAGATATAGTGGCCCAAACCAAATAGTGCTAAACACTTGACCAAGCATCTCATCTTGGCTGTATTGATAGCAAAAGCATCAGGGTTAGGAATGGCTTTGTTTTTGTAGTCCATTACTGGAAGCCACATCAGCCTAGTGGTTTTATTGATTGATACCTGACAAAAAACAGTCATTGATCCGTTAATATGAGTTTCTGGTTCAAGAAATTCATAAGTAGCATCTGGGTAATTTTCCATAAGAATTCCCCATGCCCATGCCCATGATAGGTAAGACAGGTTATTTTTTTTCTCTATGTGATCTGAAACATCAATTTTAGATAGGGTCTGCCAAATGTCGGCGGAAGTAGGATTACTCATCTATGTCTCCAGTTTTATTAGTTAAGATGCAAGCGTAAACTAATTCGATTACGATTGCAAACTTTTTTGATTGGATTAAAAAAGCCCCTGCTAGTGGGAGGCTAACAGGGGCTTCACTTTGTTGGAGACAAAGCCATGCTAAGGGAGAACATGGAAATCAAATTATGCACTACCACACGCTGTTCCGCAAATTATTTTAAGAGGTATTTTTTCAAAGCAAAAAAAATATTTTCTTTTTTTGTAATAATTCAGTATGATAAGTGCCTCTTGGGAGGTAGTGGTATTTTCAGCAATCCTCAACGATTAGCAACTCACCAAGAAAAGTGTGGCAAAGCCTGACTTACTCACGGCTAATGTCTAGCTGTAGACTTAAAACATAGCGGCAGAAATGCGACAGGCAAGCACCCATAAATTCTCGCTCTGACTAAGGCTTGTCAACGAGAACCTGAGAAGCAACGTGGTTGGCAGGGTGTGAGCTATGCTGGATTGAGCAGTACAGGGTCGGTTCACCTTTGTGGATCGGGAATGAGTACCACGCCGAAGGGCGTTTTGGCTTAGGTCAGGTGATTGGAGCATAACCCCAGCAGGTTGGCTCTTCTCAGGGGAAAAAGCCTAGCTGTGTCTGGAGACAATATGACAATATGCCGAGATTACACCGCCAGATATAACCGGCGGAACAAAACATCAGAGATATTCCATCATGAATTCTTGCCTATCATTGGTATCGAGAATGGCCAGCTAATCTATCGCTGCAAATATTGTCAGAGCATGTACCAAAGCGGTGTAAAGAAAGGATACTTTAAGGGGCCTAACGTCAAAAACATTCAGGAGACAGAGGGTAATGCGTACCAGGCGATGCTATCTTTGCAAGACTAAGGTTCCAGAGCAAGAAGCCGTCATGGGGCAGCTAAAAGCATTCTGCTGCATGGATCATCTGCTTCAATGGGCCAAATCTGATAGCGGAAAAGAAGCTGTTAAGAAAGCGTATAAGCGAGAAACAAAAGAGCTGAAAGAAAAGTTAAAAAGTCGCTCAGATTGGATTAGAGAGGCTCAGACAGCCTTTAATGGGTATATTCGGATAAGGGATA